GTCAGGCGTCGGGATGACCTCGCCGTCGGCGCTGAAATAGTCCAGCCCGTCGCGTGTCCAGATGCCGGTTTTCTCGCAAATCCAGCGCCCTTTCGCGTGCTGCTCCTGCATTTCGTGCTGCTGGACCATGCAGGCGTTGTGTTCGCAGACGTACCAGGCGTTGCCCGGGCTCTCTGCGTCCCACTTGATGCCGAACGCGCAGTCCTTGCCGCCCCACTTCAGGAATTGCTCAGCCTGGCAGTGAGGGCATGGCACATGCAGTCGGAACAGGTGGGGCGATTCGCTCGCCGCCGCCTCGATCTGGCAGGTGCCTTTGATCTTTGGGGTACTGCCTCGGATCGACTTGGGAAAGGTCGAACCCTGTATTCGAACATCGCCAAGGAACGTCGGGCTGCCTTCTTTCTCGACGTCTGGCTCAAACGCTGCCAGCTCGTCATAGATGATGGTGTCGACCGACTTCTCGCGGTAGTTCTTCGCCGCTGCGCCACCAAGGCACCAGAGCTGCTTGCTGTGGCTGAAGCGCTTGGTGTCCAGCGTGTTGTCGCGGTGCTTCTTGCCGTACCAGGGCGCAAGCGCGTAGATGCTCGGCACGTCGCGGATCATCGTCTCGACGTGGGCCTTCATGAATCCAGCCGCGGCGCCGTCGGTAGGCAGCAGCAGCAGGATGTTCCGGCGCTTGTGTTCGATCTGGTAGGCCGAAGCGGCTAGCAGCATCTTCGAGTAACCGACCCGGGCCGACTTGATCACGTTGACGGTGCGGATCTCGTCGTTGCCCATTGCGTTGAGGATGGCAACTTGGAATGGCAGCGTTTCCCACTTGCCTTCCTGATAGCTCGACTCGCTGGAGAGATAGAAGCCTTCGTCTCCGTCAGCCCATTCAACAGCGGTCATCGGCACCGGGCGCGACAACGGAACGAGCCCGAGGCGCACGGCCCCGGCCAGCTCATTGATCTGCGGTGTCGAGATATTCATTCAGCAATCCAGGCAGGCGGTCATCGAGGGTCGCCGCCCGGTTGCGTGCCTTGGCCAACTCGCGCTGGACCGATTCGATGTGCCGGACCTCTAGGTCTGGATGGCGGCGTTTGAGTGTCAGCGGCAGCGTGTCGAGCAATGACCCGATCTCAGCGGCCAGGCGGGACAGCACGAAGGTGGCAAACTCGGTAGGCACAGACTTGCGCTTGGTAATGTCGTTCTTCAGCTCTTGACCTTCAGCCTGAGCTGCAGTCAGTCGCAGGCGTTCTTGCTCTAGGCGCTTGGCTGTGTCGGCGTCTTCATCGCTGGTCGGTTGGTGCTTCTCTTCGGCGCGGGCCAGCCTGTTATCGAGGACGGCCCGGCAGTCATAGAACGCCTCGCGTCCGATTCGCTCGACAGGCTCAACGCCCCATTTGTCGAACGCCTGGACGGAAATGCCGAGGCTCGCGGCCATCTCGCTCTTGTTGAGCCAGCCACGCTGTTTTTTCGGTTCGGATTTGGTCATGACGGAACAACAACCGCCTCCTGGGAAAAGCTCGTATGAAGCGAAAAGGCGGGGCGCGAATCACCCGCAGGGCCCGGGGTGCCCAGGAGGACCCAATGGGGGGTGGGCCTAGAGCCCTCCACCTGTTTTCGTTCTTAAAAAAATAAGATTTTATAGATTTACAATTTCGCACAACGATGGTGCATCACCTCGCAGTCGACACAGCCCGCTCGAATGCCTTCTCGAACTCCTTGTCGAAGTTCGCCTTGATGATGTTGTCTGCGATCTTGAAGAATGGGACGCGCACGCTGTACCTAGGGGCGGCATCAGTGAAGATGAATACCGGCCTTACTCCATAGTCCTTGCCGAAGCGCTTGCGCTCCCATATGCCGTCCTGTCCATCAACCTCACCAGCGAAGTATTTGCTTGCCCTGGTGCGCTTACCGGCAGGGGCTGATGCCTTGTTCGGATCAACCGCCTTGAGCAGTCGCCTTGCAAGCGAGCCTTTGACGTTCCCGTTGTGGTCGAGGAAGTCCTTATTGGGGACTGCATACTGCCCAGGCTTCAGCACTCCCTTGGCCATCAGCGCTTTCTCGAAACGCTTAGGCTTGCGGTACGTACCGTATACGGCCGACTGCAGATACTTGTTTGCAGCTATGCCTGCACCTTGATCCTTGAGGCCAACCACTGCCTGCAGCTTTGTCTTATTGGCTGGCCTTACGAAGATGCTGTCCATCGTGGTTCTGGTCGGCCGATCAAACCGGCGCGCCATCACCTTGTACTCCCCGGCCTGCACGAGCTTCGCTAGATTGGTCAGGGTAAGCGCCATAGCGAACGGGATCTGCTTGGCGAACTTATCGAGCTGCTCTTGGGCGAGCTTTGCGTCTGGCGCCTTGATAGTGATCATTCCGGCTCCCCTTCCACGCTGCCCTAGCTGCCATCCACACCTCTTTCCCGATCATCACAGCGACACATGCTGCGATGTATAGGAACAGGAGGATGGCGTGGAGGCTTTTCACTGCCGACGCCTACGTTCGTGCCCATCCCATTCGATGGGGTGGCGAAGCACCTTGCTCATGTTTCCGCCGCAGCGCATCAGCGAGGCAGCGAGGACGGCCAGCAGCAGTACCAGCGGCCACGCCTGATAGGGAATACGTAGATCGCCGGCCACGATGTAGATCGCAGTCGCACCGCAGCACGCCATGATGAGCGCGGCCATGACTGATACGTCACGACGAAACCGGGCATCGCCTCTCTGGTAGGTGAACAGGCGAACGAACATCACCAGGCAGAGGATCAGGGTTGCGTAGGTCAGAGAGTTAGCCATCTAAGCCACCATCTACGGGCGAGCGCCCTTTGCGCTTCAGGGCTGCTAGGGAGATCGTTACCACCATCAGCGATGCGCCGAATGCTGCAGGCGCTGGCATTGTGAATGGCTTGATGCCCCATGCTTCGATACCAGTGATCGCGGGCGCCAGTAGGTAACCCATCACGAACGAGATCAGGAAGTACGCCAGCCTCTCGGGCATCTGCAGTTCTTTGGAGCTGATGAAGTAGATCACCGAGCCACACAGCGAGCCGACAGCAGCAGCGCTATCCACTCCAGCGAGCACGCCGGCAATGCCTGCCCCGAACGCGCCGGCAACTGCGATACCGGTAGAAGTCGGTTCAGCCATAGGGAATGTCCTGGGTGTTTACGAATAAGTCCGGCCTCACATGCTCGTGCGATCCGCTCGGGGCAAGGAAACAGGCATGGGGCCGGAATAGGGTTTAGGCGCGTGCGCCTGATGTGCTTGCTCGATACGCGAACGGGCGATCTCGAAGTAGCCGGGGTCGCGCTCAATGCCGATGAACCGGCGATCAGTGTTAGCGCACGCTACGCCTGTAGACCCGCTGCCCATCGTGAAATCAAGAACCGTATCGCCTTCGTTGCTGTACGTCTCGATCAGGTCAGCAAGCAGTGCGACGGGCTTCTGTGTTGGATGGAATCCGTCGTAGTCCTTCTTGTAGCGAAGGACGTTTGACTTGTACTTCTCGCCAGTCGGCAAATTGAACCGGCGATTGAACCGGCGATTGAACCGGCGATTGATCTCTTCAAGCTCGGCGTATGGCTTGAACCAGTCCTGCCGACTAATCGCGTACAGGCCGCACAGCTCTCGGTATGTGCTTTCAGTACATAGCCCGAACTGCGTCGATTCGATATAGAAGAAATGCTCTGCCCTGCGATGCCCTAGCGCTGCGTTGATCGCCTTCAGGCTGCCGCCGCAATGCGCGAGGACTCGCATGGCGTAATCTCTCAGCGGATGCTGTGCCAACGTGTCGTACTTCTTGAAGAATACGAGCACGTCTTCGAAATACGAAACGGGCGCTTTCTTCGCTATCAGGGCGTTGGCGAAATGGTCCTTCAGCCATGCCATCCGGTAGCTGAACGGGATGTTGCTGTGCGCCTCAGTAATCAGGCGGCTTGTGTACGGTTCCTGACTGAACAGGACAAGCGCCCCATTCACGCGCAGCACTCGGTTGCAGTGCTCAAGAAACGCGGCAGGCTCCAGCGCAACGTCCCACGCTGTACTCTTTTCACTCCAGCCGTCCAACCCTGCGCCGGCCATTGTTCCGTATGGAGGGTCGCACAGGATCAGGTCAACGCTGCCATCTGGAATTTCCGCCATCACCTCAAGGCAATCACCGAGGCGAAGATCGAACATACGGAACTCCAGATAGCAGAAAGCCCCGCACTAGGCGAGGCTTGTAGGGTTGCACTGCATTGCACGTTAGGCCGCGTAAGCTGCCGTGGCGCTGCACCTTAGTGCGCGATGCGGTGCGAATGAATATCCGCGCGATTTGTGCATGACCGGCTTGAACAGGGTTCGAGGCGGCTAGAGGCATGGCGGATGTGTTGCTGGGTTGGGCTGTAGCTGGGCAGGCTTCCCGTTACGTTTGGTATTGCGGTCGCCTTCCGCAGTTGCGCTTTGATTCAGCCCAGAAACGGAAAAGCCCAGCGGTTAGGCTGGGCTCTTGAATGTGGTAGCAAGGCATGGAATCGAACCATGCTGAACGAGCTTATGAGACTCGCGACATAACCAGACAGTCGACCTTGCTATATATCTCGGCCATCTCAACGCGTGAAAAGTCCAAGATAGCCATAGAATGGCTCAGTGGCTCACTGAATGCAATAGCTGATTGCGCTTTTCTTCTCTTTTTTGCCTGCGCACTCTAATTTCCTCTCTGTCCTTGGCAGATTCCACCTCGTAACAGTCCGGACAGTAAGGGCAGCCATATACGGCGCAAGGTCCACCACAGGCCTTGCAGGTTCCGTTCGCATGGTTCGACTTTTCGGTGTGCCAGCGCATGAAGCCGCTCATGCAGCCTCTCCCAGGATAAGGCCCTCGCGAGCCAGGATCTCGTGCGCCTCGACCAGCGCCCTGTCCACTTGCTGCTCCAGGTCGCGGCGAATGTCACGGCGCCACCGCTCCAGTGTCTTCTGCGGGCGTCCGTCCGTGTCCCAGTTGTTAATGTCGTACCAGCCTGCAGCCATCACGACGGTTGAGCGCTTACCTTCCACGCCCGGCAACTTGGGGAATGCCCATGTGGCCACCGCGCACTGTACGAATCGCTCCGGTGCCGGCGACTTGATTGAGCCGGCCAGCGCTTGCATGGCGTCGTGCTTGCGCTCCAGATGCGTGCTGTACTTGGCGACAAGAGCCAGCCACAGGCCGACCGGCAGCGCTTTATGCAGTCGCCCATGGACCCAGCAATCTGTTAGCAGGGCCTCCTCCTTGCCGCAGATGGCACCCGGTACACGCGCAGCCTGAACGCGCGGCTCGAAACTGCAGCCCCCCGCGCTATTGATCGTCTCCGCAGCCAGAGCCCTGACTACTGCTGATACAACGTTCTGGTAACTCATGCGGCTCTCCCCAGATAGTCCTGAATGGTCTTGCGGGCCTCATCAGCCCCTTTACAAACTGCGGCCATGAAGCCTTGCTGGTTCAGCCAGTGAAGCCAGTCGTTCTGCTCAGGCGATACGCTGCCGCCCTTGGTGCGCTTGAGCTCGATGAAAAGGCCGAAGTAGCCGCCCGATGGCTTGAGAAGCATCATGTCGGGGAAGCCCTTGCGGACGCCCTCTGCCTTGAGCTTTGCCGCAACCGCAGGATGGCGCTGGCCTCCATTCGGAACAGCTGCCAGACGCCCGCGCAGGGCCGGGTATTGCAGGTCAAACCACTTCACAACGGCTTTTTGTTCGTCATGCTCGGTCGGGACGGCCAATTTCATCTACTCCCCCTCGCCTTCGCTTCCAGCGCCGCACGAACCATCGACCGAAGCAGCGGGCTCATCCGCGACAGCTCGGCCGATACCCATTGGCGCCACTTCGGCAGGCCCATGGGCTTGCACCGGGCGCGCATCTTGTCCGCGATTACGAGAGCAAGCGCTTCCGCATTGGCCTTGGCAGTCAGGCCTTCCGCTGTTAATCCATGCTTCGCCGCAGAGCACTTCATCGCCTAGCCTCGCCTGTAGATCGATTCGAGATACCTTCATGCCAGTTCCGCCTTCTCGGCATCGGTGCGATAATCGATGGTGTTGATCTGGCCGAAGGTCGCTTCGTCCTCGTCCATCATCTGCAACCGGCGGGCGGCGCTGTCGGCAATGTCCTGCCAGTCGCGGCGCAGATCCTTGTGGCCGCGCTTTCCGGTGGCGAACGCCTTCTTGAAAACGTGCTGAGCCACCGGGCATGTGATTCCGATCAATTCGATCAGCCGGTACACGTCCACTCGGTCATAGGCGGAAACGTCGATGAAGTAGTGTTCGTGGCTCATTGCGGCTTCCTCGTTGCTCTGTTGTTTGCGATCAGTGGTATCTGGCCGGGCGCAAGGTTCCACGCGAATGTCTCTTTGCATCCGGTGGCGCATTGGCGGGCGTTCAGGCTTGGCATATTGCTCATGGGCTCACCGCAGTCAGGGCAGGCGCGGCCGAGTGGGGAGTCGGTCATGCGGCTACCACTCCCTCACGGACCAGGATGTCGATAGTCCGCATCACACCCTCTGCGTGAGCGAGACGGATGTCTTCGCGGGTCATGCCTTCCGGTGCCTTGGTGCGGCCGTCGCAGATTGAGTGGCAATAATCATCGGCGTGCGCTCCCTGCAGATCGTTCGGTTTGATACCCATGCCGCAGGTACCAGCGAGGCGGTAATGCGCGAGAACGGTCGTTTCGGTGTTGTTGGGGCAGCCAGGGAGCCTGACCATACAATCACGACCGCGCGCGGCCTTGGTGAGCTTGGTTTGCTTGGTCATGCGGCAACCTCCCCAAACATATCCAGCTGCTCCTCACGAACAGGCCGCTCGCTCTCGCCATTGACCCAGGCGTCCCAGGTCTTGCGGTCGAATAGCTGGCCTTCGTAGTCGTGACCGCCGCAGGTGTTGCAGTAGGTGTGCGGGGTGCGCATACCGAGCGAAGTGGTGTTGGCGGAATTGCAGAGGCGGCAGGTCATGCTGCGGCCTCCCCGAACTCGATCTTCATCCGCTGATACTCGGAATCCTCCGGGTGCGGCAGGTAGATGCCGTGCTCGGTAGCCCAGGCGTCGATGCAGGTCATGAAGGCGTGCATCTCACCCTTGTCGAGCTCGCTGGTGTGCTTGAGCTCGTAGCGGTCCGTGATCTCGCCGGTCTTCAGGTTGATGTCCTGGACCAGCTGCTCGCCGAGGAACGTCTGCTTCAGGTTGCGCTTCACGTTGTCCCGGTCCATGGGGGCGCCGGTTGCGAAGGTCGTCTTGCCCATGCTCACAAAGAAGCGGGCGATTTCCTCGCACCACTTGTGGAACAGGGCGTTCTGCGGGAGCGATCGACTGGCGCCGGTGATGGTCACCGTGCAAGGGAAACCCTTTGCACGGATCGCGGCGTTGACTTGGGAGAGCTCGCCGATATGCGAGACGCGGATCTTCTCAGCCATGGCGACGCTCCCGCAGGCTCTGGCACTCCACGCAGCACACCGCCCACGGAGCGGCAAGGCGGCGGGGCTTTGGTATCTCAAACCCGCACTCGTCGCAATCGTCCTGGCCCTCGCCTTGCATCTTGGCCTGTACCATCGCCACGCCACCGATACGATCCGCTTCCTCTAGGCCAGAGGCGCGGTCTGTTACGTCGGGAGCTGTGCGGACTTGCTCGAAGGCTTCGGCCATTTCGTGAAGGGTGGTCATCGCTTCGCCCCATAGGCCCGCTTCTGCGAGCCATCCATCTGCACCAACCGAAAGTCGTTGCCGCGCTTCATGCGGACGACGGTGTTTTCTTCCTGATCCACGGCGAAGCCATCGGCCTTGAGCTGGTCGACGATTACTCGCTGGGGAAGGGTCATTGAGCGGGAGCGGTTCATGCCTTCACCTTTGCGCGGGCAGAAGACCAGTCAAAAATCAGAGCAATCCCGCCGCCCTCACGCAGGCGATCCACGCAGCGCTCACCCATCGCGGCCGGAAGCTCATCAGGCATCAGGTTCGAAACGATGATCGTCGGGCGGACGTTCTCGTAACGGCCATTGACGATGGCGAATAGGACGGTCAGCTCGAACTCGGTTGTCTTGGTCGCGCCGACCTCATCGATGACCAGAAGGTCGGCGTCAACCATCGCTGCCATAACCTCGGCCTCGGTCTTTCCGCTGCCGTGGTCGTAGGTCGCCTTGATCGACTGGATGATTCCGCCAACGGTCCGATAGACCGCGGTGTCTCCGGACGAAATAGCGTCATTGGCGATCGCAGCAGCAAGGTGCGTTTTCCCGGTGCCAGGCTTGCCGAACATCAGCAGGCATCGGCCAGCCTTGGCGTGCTCTGGGAAGCGAGCCGCGTAGTCCATGCAGGCACTCAGCGCCTTCTTCTGCTTGTCGCTTTCAGCCAGATAGTCGTCGAATGACTTTCCGGCAAAGCGCGGCGGAATCATTGCTGCGCCAAGTCGCTCTGAAAGCCGGTGCGCAGCCATGCGGGCGCGGGCCTGGCGCTCCTCCTCCTCCTGCTTGGCCTTTCGTTCCGACGCACACTGCGGGCAGATGCTGCTGAAGTCCTTTCCAAGGATCTTGGTGATCCTCTGCTCGAAGTCGCCGTGCGCCTCACAAGAGGCCGTCCGAAACTCCGGCTTTTCGTGAAGATCGATCACGTTGGCGAGTGGGTTAGATGCCATAGGTGCCATCCTCCCGCTCTACCAGGCCAGCGCTGTAGTCGCGCTGATCGAACCCGCTGTGACGCGATGCGCCCGGGAAGTGGTGCACATTGGCAGCCGGCTTCACCTCGTCATTCCAGCGCTTGCCATTGAGCCAGGTGGCCGCGTGCGGGATGAACTGCCCGTCGTCCTTCAGCCAGCCCTGGCAGGTGCAGTGCTTGGCCAGAGACTCGAGGATCTGAGCCAGCAGCTCGGCATCGGGATTGATCTTCGCGAAGGCCTTGCGCGCGTTGTCCTTGGCGGTCTTGCGCGGGTACAGCTTCCAGAAGGTTTCGAAGGACGCCTCGGTGTCAGCTTTTTGAGGCCCTGATTCGGCCTGCTGCTCTTCCTCCACGACTTCATCAGTCTCGGCAGGCAGCGTGCTCGGCGCTTCGCGGCGGTGCGGGTTCTGGTGCTTCGCCCACTTCACGATCTGGATGATCTTTTTGCCGGCGCGCTCATAGCGGCTGATGAATCCGTATGCGGCCAGGCCGTCCAGCATCTGCTCGACTTCCACGTCGTCAGCCGGAAAGAGTGCGTTCTTCAGCTTCTTCGGGCGGTCTTCGAGGCGGCCTTCCTTGTCGGCTTCAGTCCAGAGGCCGATGAAGAACAGGCGAGTGGCAAAGTCCAGCTCTTGCAGGTCTTCGTTCTGGAAGAACCCAGGTTTGATATTGCGCGATCTGGCCATCATGCGGCCTCCCGAATGATGGTAGCGAGCCTTACCAGGCCCTTTGGAGTGACGCGCGCCTGCTCGGTGGTCTTCTCTGTTCCGTCAGGGCGCTCGACGGTGCTGTACTTGTGCTCCATCACTCCAGCCTGAATCTTGTCCTGATAGGCAACGAAATGAGTCGAGCCAGTTCGGCGGTAAATCCACTTGCGCGCTTGAAGGATGGCAATCAGGTCCTTGCGCTTGATTTGCAGCGACTTGGCTGCATCCGTGAGACAGAGAGAGCCATCCGCAACCGCGATCCGATTCAGGGCCTCAATCTTTGGCGCCTGCTCGGCAACCACGAGCTGAAGATGGCTATTCTGCTCTGCGAGGTCCGCAGCCAGGCGAAGCGCCTCCGGCAGCGTCTGAGGAATGACAGGTGCCGACGCCAGCTGCTCCAGCTCGTGCAGACGGAGAATCACCTTGTGGCGCAGCTTGATGCTGTAGCCGGTGATCAGGGTTTCGGTGAGTTCGCGGTCAAGGTGATACTCGACCTGCTCGCGGCTCCTTGAGTCCAGATAGATGCCCCCAAAACTGGGGATATCTTTTTCCAGCTCGGTGAGCATTTTTTCGATGTCGCGCTTTACGTGGTCGTGACGCTTCCCGGTGAGCTCGGCGATTTCGCGGCTGCTCATGGTAAGGGTCTTGCCAGCGGGTATTAGGTTCTGCATAATTGACTCCGACTTCAGTTGTTGCTGTTGAGAAACCCGGTCTTTCCCACCGGGTTTTTTATTGCCCGTTTTTCGGTCCCTTTTCAGGGCCTGCCCTTCTCCGAAACGGCTGCACCTTGCCGGTATTGCCTTTCGGCTCAGTGATCTTCCGAAGTTGATCCCTGATCAGCTCGCCGCCCAGGTCTTCTGGCGACTTGCCTTCCTGCCTTGCTAGCTCATGCAATGCGCGCTGGTAGCGCTCATCAAGAGCGACTTCTTGATCAGCCATGAGGCCCCCTTCGAGGCCTTCAGGCCATCTGCTCGGTTTCGGTATCCTCAAGGCGCGAAAGCATGTCCCGCAGGCTGGCTTCCAGGAGCTCGCGAGCCAGTACGGCTTTCTGGGTGCGATGGAACTTCGCCAGCGACTGAAGAAGTTCGTCGGTGTCTTCGTCGAGACGAACCTTCGTGATGTGGTCACGCAGATGTTTGGGGTCGTGATACATGGCTGATTTCCTTTTCTGGTTACGCTGCGCGCCTGGCTTGGGATGGAAACGGCTTGAGTTCTTGAGCCGTCATGGAGCCATCGCGACTCACGGTCACAACGATCTCCCGCTCTGCATTCAGGGCCTTGCTGATGGCCGCCGGGCTGACGCCCAAAGCCTTCGCTACGGCTGCCTGACCCTTCTCGGCAACGAGGTCTGGCAATGGTTTTTTCTTCATTCCGGCATCTCTAGTTAGTGGACCTGAGCGAATCTTAACCGGCGGTTAGGAAGATTGCAACACCGCCGGTTGGCGCGAAAAATTAACGAACGGTTTAAATTGCGCGCATGAGCAGAAAGAAAGAGTTGTCGCCAGAACAGAGAGCCGAGTGCGAAGCGGCCAAGGCTCTCTTCATGTCGAAGAAAGGCCCACTTGGGTTGACGCAGGCAAAGCTGGCTGATGCCGCAGAGATATCGCCGGCAGCAGTCGCTATGTACCTGAACGGCACCAATCCGCTAAATGCGCGGTTTGCATCGGTCCTTAGCATCATGATTGATGAGCCCGTTGATCGGTTCAGCCCACGCCTGGCCGCCGAGCTCTCATCAATGGCGCAGGCTGCAAAGGTCAGCTATCAGATCGGTGGCGCTACCCATGACCTAAAGGTCAGCGAGCGATCGTTAGACCATGGGCATTCGCCCAGCGAAAACGATTACGCCTTGATACCGCAGTACGATGCCCGCGGCGCCTGCGGTGATGGCGCACTGAATGATCACGTCGAAGTCACCGGCGGACTGGCATTCAAGCGAGACTGGCTTCGCCGTATGGGCGCCAAGCCGCAGCACCTGTTCGTTATCTACGCGACCGGCAGCAGTATGGAGCCCTATATTTTCGAGGGCGACGTCGTGCTGTTCGATAGCGCAGACACGACTCCTCGTGACCGCCAGGTGTATGCGATCCGGCGACCAGACGGCAGCTTGAGCATCAAACGCATGGCACAGCAGATTTCGGGGAGCTGGCTGATTCGCAGTGACAACCTGGACAAGACTCGCTATCCAGACGAGGAAGTGTCTGCAGCCTCGATGGATGATGTGCCAATCATGGGCAGAGTGATCTGGCGCGGCGGCGCGCTCGGCTGACATAGCCGTAAACCCTTCTATTCCGCACCCTCCAGCCAATGTACGGACCTAGGCATGTCCTTGGACATGTCGAGCCCGGCTGATTCCTGATTCCTGATTCCTGATTCCTGATTCCTGATTCCCTCAACAGGGCCTCGGCGGAGCCTCGGGGCGGGTTTCGTTCGCCTATCGAAAAAATATTAACCGGCGGTGTTGACATGCAATCTACCGGCGGTTAATGTTCACCCATCGACGCAGCAGCACCGCGTCAGGGCCTCGAAAGGCCTCGGGTGAATCCCCGGAAACTCTTTAAGAATCTGCCGCAACACAAACCGCATTGCCTCGACGGCGACCGGCGCACTGGAAAAGCCATTGAGGGGCTGGAACAGGCGAGGTGCTGACCGAACCGAGCGAATGACCCGAACGGGCAATGCGGCGTAATGCAAGTTTTCACTGGCTGGCCTTGGCGACAGGGCCAGACGGGAAGACAACCAACGAGGCATCACACATGAGCACTCACGCAGTAATGCTTGAAATGCGCCGCAAGAAGACGAGCCATATCTTCCACCTGATCTTCAGCATCCTGACTGGCGGATTGTGGATCGTGATCTGGCTGCTTTGCGCGCTTAGCAACAGCCTGGAGAACAGGAAGCTTGACCAGCAGATTGACCGGCTGCTGATAGCCGAGTCGAACACTCATCGTTAGGCCCGGCAGCTCGCAACCGAAACGAACTACCAAGGATTCCTTGACAGTTCAAGGAGGCACGTATGAAGCCAACCAAGCAACCCGCGCCACCCCGCCCCGCCCTATCGCTAGTACCCAAGGACAGGAGCGCAGAGCAGTTCCCGTATGGGAAGCAGGCGGTAGGCCAGCGCGCCGATCTGCCTTTCACGGTAGGCCGCTGATATGCCCACCACAGCAGAGTTTTTGATTATGGCAGCCGTCCTTCTAGCCACCCTGGCTTATGAGGTGTGGCTGGAGAGGCAGAGATAACGCAAGAGGACAGGACGTGCCGGAGATAAGCCGAATTGAGGTTTACAAGGGGCTCGGTAGAGCTAGCGAGTACTGCGCAATGATATTCGTCGACGGCGCCTACGATGCCCGAATCGATGCTATGCGTGACCGTTTGAAAATAACTCACAAATCTACAACGCAAAGTCGACTGGCTGGCGTTGATCGCCTGCTGAATGGCGTGACGCTGGATCGGTTATTGAGCCACCCAGCGACTGTTATGAATCCGAATCGAGTGGTTGTTTCCAAAACGGAAATATCCATCTAACACGCCGGCCTGCCGGAGTAGACCTAACCGCCCCACTGTCACCCATCAGCACATAGGAGGATGAGATGAGCGAAGGATTTACGCCGGGGCCGTGGGCGTTGCGGCGCAGTCGCACAGGTAGCGGGCACACCCACATCGAATGCCCTGCAGATGAGTCGATGGCTTTGTTTAAGCGAGCAGAAGACGCCCGGCTGTTTATCGCCGCGCCTGAGCTACTGGAGGCGCTGGAGGCTCTGACTGCAAATTACGCAGATGTTGAGCCGGGCGGTTCGAAGAACGTCGACAAGGCCCGCGCAGCCATCGCCAAGGCCCGCGGCACCCCATGCTAACCCTACCCCAAACCCTCCTCCTCATCTGCGTACTAGCTGCGCTGTGGGGGTGGGAGTGGTGGAGAAGGAATTGGAAAGGAGGTGAGTGATGCCATTGCTACGCGACGAGATACGAACAGCGCGCAAGGCACACCCTTGCGACGCTTACTACTGGTTCGATCGAAGCTGTTACGGCGAGCAGGATGTCGAGCCTGAGGACTGGAAAACGATTGAGGCAGTTCGCGCAGATGGCTGCCAAATCCTGCAGGGCATGAAGCACATATATCAGGTCGGCGTCGATGGTGACGGATTTAGTGAGTTTCGAGCCCGACAGGACATGGACGAGATTTGCCGCAAGTACGATCTCTATCCGGAAGATTAACCCGCACCAAATAAACCCCTCCTGAGCCAGCCAGGCCAGACCCTAACGGGCCTGTAATAACCGAGGGCGCCCGGTGCTGGTAGCGCCATGAATCACATCCGCGCGCGGCGCCCCGTTCTGGATATCCGCGACGGGGATAAGCCGGCAAGTGCCCCGATTGCTGAAAAACACCGGCAGCCGTTGGCGGGACTCCACTACACCCCGTTGAGACGGCCGAATGGCTCACGTTACGAGCCTGCATCGGAGGTCGGCTTGCTCGACAGCCCGGCCGGCAATTGCCAGACCCTGGTGAAAGGTCCAGGTCCAGGCCGACCCCCGATGCAGTGTTGCGCAGGCTTCTGCGCGGTGTACTAGGTACAACTGGCCAGTGGCAGCAATGCCCTGAAATGAGCCGCCGGATGGCTCCAGTTCCAAGCCGGCAGCCGGATAGCAACGGCCACTGCATCACCCCTTCCCCCGCCCATCCGGGCAACCGAGGTATCCACCATGTACAGACACGAACCAGGGGTTCGGGAATACCCGTGCCCGGATGACAGCGTTTCCGAGGCAGATCAGGTTCTGGCCGCGCTCGACAGCCTCCACGAACCAACCATGCAGGCCTACGCCGAGTTCTGCGAGGACAAGCTAGAGGTGCCTGCCGGCTTGGCCAAGGCGCTGATCCTTTCCATCTGCTCCGGCAAGTGGGACGCCCTGCGCAGCCGCATCGGCTACTCGAACGAATGGCTAGACGAAGCCCTGAACGAGATCGTCTGGAGCATCGACAAGCAGCAAGCGGCATTCATCGAACACCACGCGACGCAGTTGCGCAGCAAGGCCGAGCAGATCAAGCAGGAGGCGGCATGAGCAAGGAAGTGAAGCGTTTTTACATCATGCCTGGCTCTGTACCGGTGCTACTGAGCGGTGACCCTGCGTACACGCCAATGACGAACCACTTGACTGATGTTCACACGGTCCCGTTGGTGCCGGCCTCCGACTACGAAGCCCTTCTCGCTGAGCGGGATCGGCTGAAGGAGGCGCTGGCAGCAATGCTTGGAATTCACGGCGTAACCCAGCGCTACGCAGACACCCATATCGAAATACCTCAGTCGTGGGTGGATGTTTCTGACTTTGCCCGCGCCGCCCTGCAAGGAGAGCAGCCATGAACGCCTACGTCCTCAAGGAGCTGGCCGGCGCCCTAGGCATCACCGTAGCCGGATCGCTTATCGGAACTCTCGCCTACGTGGCGCTATTGGGGGGTGTGTGATGGCTAGCCAAAGACAACGATCCCTGCGCTACGCATGGTGGCGGGGCTTCGCAGTGACCATTGCACTACTCACCGGCTGGGCTCTCGCTCACGGCCTTGCAGATCGAATCACCAACGGGGCGCCGCTATGAGAACCGAAACCATCGAATACGACGACACCCCCACAGGCCACTCATTCGCAGCGGCGTGGTGGACCCTTACCGGGTTCGGCGTGCTGGCTGGCGTGCTGCTGATCGGCCTGGCTGGCGAGGCGGCGATCTACAAACTTTTCGGAGGTTGAGCATGAGCAACCAGAACATGAGCATCTGGAGCCAGGTTGAGAAGACCGCGCCGGAAGCCACCAAGTCAGCAAAGGTCAACGGCCAGCAAATCACGTCGATCAGCGGCCAGCACATGATCAAGCGCGCAACGGAGGTGTTCGGCCCGGTCGGTATCGGCTGGGGCTGGACGGTCGCCGAGGAGCGCTTCGATCAGGGCGGCGAGATCCGCAACGACAAGGGCGAACTGATCGGCCACGAGGTCGGCCACACCATCCGCGTCAAGCTCTGGTTCATGCAGGGCGACAAGCGCGGCGAGGTCGAGCAGTACGGGTGCACGCCGTTCACCTACAAGAGCAAGTGGGGCGTCACCACGGACACCGAGGCGCCGAAGAAGTCGCTCACCGATGCTGTGAAGAAGGCGCTGGCGATGCTCGGCTTTAGCGCTGACATCTTCCTAGGGCTCTACGACGACCGCGATTACGTGGCTGAGCGTGAGGCCGAGGCGCAGCTTGAGCAGGCCGAGAACAAGGAAGCCGAGGCGGCGCGCCAAGCGCAAGAGCGGCTCGACTGGCTCAAGGCCGCGCTCGAAACAATGGCGAAGGCGCAGACGGTACACGAGCTGACCAAGCTGCACGGCACCTACGTCAGGAGCGCAAGTCGCCGCAACGAAGAGAAGTTCGTGAAACGCTTGGCCTTGGCCTTTGAGGAGCGAAAAGCCCAGCTTGAGCCTAAGCAGGAGGCAGCAGCATGAGCGCGCTCTACGAAATCACCGGCCAGTTCAAGGAGCTGGCCACGCTGCAGGAGACGGCCGACGAGGATCTGGCCGTCGCCATCCGCGACACGATGGCGGGCATCGAAGCCGAGTTCAACGACAAGGCGCTGGCCGTGTCGCACGTCATCCTGAACTTCGACGCCGACGTTGCTGCACTCGACAAGGAGATCGAACGCCTGCAGGAGCGCAAGCGGCTGGTCACCAATCGCCAGCGCGAGATCAAGGAGTACCTGCGCGAGAACATGGAAGCGTGCGGCATGACGAAGATCAGCTGCCCGCTATTCACCATCACCCTGGCCAAAGGCCGCGAGTCGGTAGTCGTGGATGACGAGAACAGCATCCCGGACGATCTGATGCGCGTGAAGACCGAGATCGCGCCAGACAAGACTGCCATCGCCGCCAAGCTAAAGGCCGGCGAGGAAGTGCCCGGTGCGCGCCTTGAGCGCGGCCAATCATCCATCCGCATCAAGTAAGGAGCCAGAATGGCAAAACACAAATACGACGTGGTAGCCACGGTCGGAAAGTACGAGAAGAACGGCGAGACCAAGTACATCAGTCGGAAGGTCGGCGCGGTCATCCAGACCGACAAGGGCTTCCGCATGAAGATGGACGCCTTCTTCAATCCGGCCGGCTGCAAGGTCGACGAAGACGGCTCAATCTGGCTTGCCCTTTTTGAGCCGCGCGACGATCAGCAGCAAGGGCAGCCACAGCAGCAACAGCGTCAAGGCCAGCCACAACGCAGCCAGCAGGCGGCGCCTCCAGCCTATGAGGACGATGTGCCATTCGCCGACCCCTACCGCGGCGCCCGCTCGCTGCTGATCTGATCCACCCCGGGCGCCCCGCGCGCCCTCCTCCCGGTACATCCTTATGAGCGACCTTATCAGGCAGCTTGAGGACGACTTTGCGAAACTCGAACTCAAAGCCGCCGAACTGCAATCAAGAATTGACGACGTAACCGCCCAGCTAAAGACCAAAGGAGCACTCCCTTTCGAGGAAAAATCACGAGCAGAAAAGATGTGGTTTGGCCGCGCTCAGCTTGCTAGGAACCACATGCTCAGGGAGGTGCGCGCAGTAAGGATAGAGATGCGCAAGGCGAAGGCCCGCATTCATGAAGCTAGGCAGCCGACGCCGTCTAAATCGGCCACTGACAAGATAGAGCGGCTGGTGAAAAGCTCGGAACGACAGCAGATCCTAGTGCGATGCCTGCGAAAGATCGTTGGCGAAACCGCTTTTTTCCAAGCCTGCGACGAAGCTGAAGACATCTTCCTCAGCCAGCGCAACCCGCACCACGCCCCGAATCGATAACCTCCTCCCCGGTACACACCCATGACATTTTGCAACCTAACCCCAGCGGGCAGGGCGAAAGATGCTGCCTGGCTTTCAAGGCTCGTCGCCGAATCAGGCGTACCCATCCAGCAGGTCGAAGGCTTCCGCGAAGTGAAGCCCATTGAGCGCAAACGCTGGCACGACCCGACGACCGTACTCAAGCGCCGGCGCAACCCGAAGCGGGAGATGGCCGCATTCGCCCGCCGGGCACTGGAGCAGATGGCATGAGATTCCCTGACGTGCTCGACGCCATCCGCCACGCGGCGTACCGGGCGGAAATCACCGGCAAGCCGTGGGGCGTCTACGCGCTTGCCCAATACATCGCTGCGCCGCTTGGTGACCTGAGCGACGCGGCACTGCTGGAGGTGTGCCAGCCATGAGCTGCATCGTGACCCTCTACTCCATCGACAACCGAGTGTCGCGGCCAGTTGTTCGCGGCACTGAGCCCCGGCGCCCTTCCGACTGGAACGCCAGTGCGTGGTTCGTTCTGCCGAACGGCGAGAAGCACACGCACAGCGCGACGGCCCGTGGTGAAACAGTCAGCGGCCTAGTCGCCTACATGGGCGCCCTGATCGACAGCCTGATAGCTGACCACGGCAACCAGGTATCTAGCGCCGGCTGGACGGCCACAACGCACGGAGGCCGCAGGAAATGACCCTACGCGACCAAGGATTCCGCTACTGCCTGTCGCCGGATCGCACGCACTCGCGCTGGCTGCACCCGAACGAACTCAAGGCCACGCACAGCGACTGGATGGACGTGACCGACACGCCGACTGACGAACTTGTCGCGCTTATCTGCTGGCAAGACAAGCCACTTCCCCACGGCGAGGCCGAATGCCTTGCGGTGCAGGAGTCGCTGCCGCTGTGAACGCACCAATCTTCTGCCGCACGGACGGCAAGCGGATCGGCCAATGCGCCTGTTTCCGCTGCCGCCCACCGGAGGCCCCATGCGAGAGAAAACCCAAATATGGCTGCACAAGCCGACCAACACCCGCCACTACATTGCCGGATCGAACGGTGCCGCGTTCCTGATGCAGGCGCTGAGCCGTAACCCGCGCTACGCCACCGAGGCGGAACTGAACAACGCTGCCATATGGAGCAAGGTATGAACGACACACTGAAGGTAGCCGGGCGAATCGGCGCTGAGCTGGGGGCTGCGAAGGCGCGAAACAGCACTAGGCTCAATCGTTGCTCCTTGCCAGACAGAGAGCAACTTTGTTCTTTTTTTGAAGACGTTGGAGACACTGTGCGCTGGAAGGTAAGGCGCGGGTATTCCGCCGCAGGAACCATGGCGACCGGCAAGCTCCATGGATACCTAACGGTGACACTGAACAAGCGACGGCTTCTTGTGCACCGCATCTTATACAAGATGCGAACCGGACAAGAGCCAGACTATATCGATCACATAGATGGGAACAGGGCCAACAACGCACAGAATAATTTGCGCCCCGCCACAATCTCGCAGAACGGATTCAACCGGCCGGTACAGAAGAATTCTTCCAGTGGACATAAAAACGTCATGAAGTGCTCGCGTAGCGGTAAGTGGCTCGTTCGAGTGAGAGCTGAAAATGTAGCCCATTACGGGGGGCTATTTGATGACATTGAACAGGCAGCATCGGCGGCGCAGGAATTACGCAAACAGCTTCACGGAGACTTCGCACATGACTAGCCAGGATCACGCTACCCTATCCAAGCAGGCCGAGCCCACCGACACCTACACCGCCACCGACATGGCCACAGCCGCAGCGCAGGCGTTCAGGGATGGGCAGGCGGCAGTAGAGCAAGCAGCGGCGCAGGGTGAGCAGCCCGCCGTGTTTTGGGTGCTGTTCGACGCCACCGGCCCTGAACGCTTCATCAAGAAAGATGTGAGTGACGGTACGCTGGCGTTCTTTGACAGCGAGGACGAAGCGCAACGAGCCAAGCGCCGCCACCCAGGAACCGACTACAAGCGGGTCGAGTATTACCGCGCCCCCATCGCGCAGACCGCCCCGCAAGGCAAGTTCCGCATGGGCGACCTCGTGAAGAAGTCCACCGGCAGCGAGTGGGAAGGCCATATCTGCGGCACCTACTCCACGGAACTGACGCCAGAGGGCTACGCAGTCGAGAGCAGCGCCCATCGCAACAGCGTGCAGATTTACCCGGCTAAGGCACTGGAGGCAGTGGAATGAGCCAGAAGCACGAAATCAGCTGCTGGAAATGTCACGAGATGACATCGCTGGAAACGCGAAACGAATTCGACGGTTGCTGCTGGGCGTGCGGGGAAGAAATTGACCTCGACGATTACCTGATCAAAGCGATGGATAAGCGCGACGAGCATTACGCCGCCCTGTCAGCCGTGACCGCCGAGCGGGATAGGCTGCTTGTTGATCTGGAGCGTGCGCACCGAGCGACAAACAGCGAGTGCATGGACTGGGCGCGAGAATACGAGCGGCGCAAGGAGGTTCAGGCCGAGCGCGACCAGCTCCGCGCCGAGGTCGAGCGCTACGTTCCGCTGCATGAGGCCGTCCAGCGCGCTGCTGGCGAGCTGCCCGAAGGCTGGGCGATCCAGCTGTACATTGAGCGCGACGGCGGCGGCGTCGAGCTGATAGGCCCTGACGGCACAGAAGACTTCGCCACCAACAATGAGCGCCTGGACTACACCGTGATCGACGCGCTTGAAGCCGCCATGGCTGCGAAGGAGGCGTGAATGGGTCGCCTAGAGCTACTGGCTCGCCGATTCAAACAGCGCTTCCGCGGCGCAACCTACTGCACCATCGAAAACCGCAGCACACATCAATTCTCCGTCACCGGCCGCCAGTCATTCGTGGTGCTGCTCCGCTGCGATAAGTGCGGACAGCTGGCCACATGGGACCCGATCACAGGCTTGACGGCCTAACCCCCTAACCCCACCCAAACACACAGCCTGCCGGCGAGAGTCGGCGGGGAGGATTTGCACATGCGCGAAATCTGGTACGACCTCGAAATGCTGACTGAGCCGAAAATCAGCACTGCAGTCATCGTGAAAGAGACCAAAGAGACGGTCACCGTTGAGACGAAAGATGCTCGCGGCGACGTGCGCCAGGCGAGGGCGAAAAAGCGATCCGACTGGCACTCCTACTTCAAAACATTCGGTGAAGCACAAGAGGCGGCGCTTGCAAGAGTAGCGAACCGGCTTCGGTCGGCGCAGGCAGAAGTCAAGCGGCATGAAGACAGGATGGCAGCAGTGCGCGCCTGGAAAGACCCGATCGCCTAACCCCACACGCAGCAGGAGATAGACATGCAGCACACAGACACGGCGATAGCAGAGTTCGAGGCGTGGTGGCAGCAGCAGCTCGGGCGTACCCACTTCGAGGACGTGAAGGACCAGATGCGCAATGTGTGGCTGGCGTCGCGGAGGGAGTTGGTGATCGAGTTGCCTGCTCAATACGGAATCGGCGGACTTGCCCCTGACGCGCATGACCGCGCCATAGCAATGTGTAAAGACGCCATCGAAGCAGCCGGCGTAACGGTGAGGGGGTGAGGGATGGGCGCACGAGAAAAACCACAGCCGGTCGAGGGCCTGCCGGTCGACAAGGTGTACGAGAGGAAGTTGGCCGAACTGATCGGCACGACGCCGAAGGCCTTGGAAAGGAAGCGCCAGCGCGGGGTGTTGCCCCATGGCGTATGGGAGAAGGTTGACGGCTGTATCATGTACAGCCTGGAGAGGTACAACGAATGGGCAGAAAAGCAGTGGGCCTCCCCCAAGGCGTCGAAATCGCCGGAAGCTCAGTCCGAATCCGATTCACATGGAAGAAAGAACGACGTTGCGAAACGCTCCCCTATCCTCAGACGCCCAAGGGATTTGCAGCAGCAGCAGGTTTACGTGCTCAGGTAACGCAGCTGATCAAGCTCGGCATGCTTACGGACGACAAGTATGCCGAGCTGTTCCCAAGCTCCCGCTACACCCTTGCCCGCATAACGCCGACCTTCGGCAACTTCACGCAGACCTGGCTCGACAGTAAGCACATCAGCTTTCACACCCGGCGAAACTATCTCCGCGTGCTGAACAAGTACTGGATGCCGCGCTGGGCAGACAAGCGACTGGACGAGATCTTCCCGTCTGACGTGCGCGCGCTGATGAGTCAGCTGGAATGGAACTCCATCACTGACCGCAACGCCGCCGCACAGGCAGCCAAGTCTATCTTCGCCGCCGCAGTGCTGGACGGGATCATTGCGGAGAACCCCATGCGCTCGGTTGAGCGTGCGCGGGCTCCGCAACGAGAGATCGACCCGTTCACGCCAGCAGAGCGTGACGCGATTCTGGCCGACCTCTACGCGCACCAGACCGGCGCCAGGCTGACCTATGCGTCTTTCTTCAAGCTGGCCTTCTACACCGGCATGCGGACCGGAGAGCAGCTGTCGCTGCGCTGGGCAGATGTGGACCTGCCCGGCCGATCGATTCGCGTGCGCTCCACCTTGGAGAAGGGAGAGGTCCGCGAGAACACCAAGACCAAGCGCGTGCGCAAAGTGCTGCTGGTCGAGCAGGCCGTCGAGGCGTTGCGGGAAATGCAAAAACTCACCGGAGACGGCGAGTTCGTCTTTGCGCCAACCAGCGGCAAGGATGGCCACATAACCAACGTCGTGAGCACCGCCTATCATCTGAAGCAGTCGATGAAGCGGCTGGGCATTCGTCCGCGTCGGCAGTACGATACTCGGCACACCTATGCGACCGTCTGCCTGTCCGCTGGGATGGCGCCGGCCTTCATCGCTCAGCAGCTCGGCAACAGCATCCAGACGCTGCTCAAGCACTACGCGAAATGGATCAACTCAAGCGCCGATTGGGCCGAACTGGACAAGCTGAAAACTCATAATCGGTACGGAATTGGTACGGAAGCCCAAAGCGAAGCGACTGAGCCCGCACGGCAGTAG